TTATGACCTACTACACTAATAAGGTAGCTCTACCAACTGAGCTTACAGATCAATTAAACTCTCTCCAAAGATTCAATAAAAAAAGTTTAGTTGATCCGCTGAGAATCGAACTCAGGCACACCTTTAAAAAAGAAGCAAACTAAATCTAGTTCCCCTTAGATTTGTAAAGCTATAAGGCAAAAGACTAAAGCTAAGACTTAAGCATTACGCTGAATACATCCTAGTGTAGTAGGTCATAACCTAAATACACTAGATATTAAAACTAGCCTTTTAAAATATAATCAAATATTTTATTTCCAATTTTTAAGTCAACAACATCAACATTATTAGCACGACATCTAGCCTTTATCACTGCTGATATGAGGGTGTCAACTCTTTCCAAGATCTCTGCTTTTTTTGCAGGAGTTATTCTACCACTATAATAAGTAGCTTCATAGTGACCAACTCGTACATCTTCATTGAGAATTTGTACTTGTGCTGGATGCTCTTTTGTAGCTTCATACATTACCATAGGAGTAGGCTTCTTAACAGACCTATACTTTTTCTCCACGTTGGTTCTAAAGATACCTTCTCCTCTATCATCAGCAGGAACCCAAACCTTTGTAGGATCTAAAGTCGGTATAGTCTTAAATAAATCTCTAACTTGTGTTAAGTTCTGTTCTAAGGCTAAAAGAGAAGTTGCAGAGAGTTCACCAAACGTATTATCTCCAATCTTTAATTCTGCTTTAGCAATACCACTACTATTAGTAGCCTCTTTAGCAAGAGTTACATCTATAGAAGATACTAAAGTTTTCTTAGTGTAGTCTAATTTTTCTCCTACTGTAGTAACCAATTCTTTAACTTCTGGAGCAATCATATCTCCATTATCGTCAAGAGGATGATATACTCTTTCTAGCCCGTCAAAATGATCTTTTTTTTCTTGAAAGGTTTTTTTAGTTTCTGCTAAAATAATACCAGCTTTCTTTTTAGTAGTATTCTCTACTGCTAAAATCTCATGTAATTTTGATTTACTCATAAAATCTCCTTTAAACTAAATCTAAGTAAAAAAAATATACTAAAAATATAAAAGTTTGTCAATAGTCTTTAAAAATATTTTAATTATTTTCTTCAGGAGCGTCTTCTTCTTTTCCCTTAACAGTGTATTCTACTTTACTATTCATGTATTCTGCAAACTCTTTTTTCATTAAATCAGCAGTTATGTAGGAGCCAGCTAGGAACGCTTTTAGAGCAGAGTTAGTATTAGGATTACTGTATTTTGGGAGAGTGACATATCCTGTTTTGGTTGTCTCTCCTTTTTTACGAGTAATATTGTATTGACTTGCTCCCCAAGCTTCAAAGATATTAATAAGATAATTTGTCTTATCTTGTTCCTTAGCAATCATCTCTTCTGTAATTTCTGGTTTCTTTACTTCTTCCATTTGTTTTTCACCATCCTTATTTAAGTGTTTATGTCTAAGATAGTTAACTTAACAAAAAAAAGCCCTACTAAGAACTGGAAGGAGGTAAAAAACAGTTCATCAGTAGGGCATAGGACAATTTTTTAAATAAAATTTAATAACTAATCTTTTTTAGCTTTATTTTTTTACGGTTGCGGATAAGTTATACCCATATAGTTCATAGTTACACTAGCTACAAGAGGATCACCACTACTTTCATCAAAAGATACACCACCCTGAGAAATAGGGAAAGTACCGTCAAAATCCCACTGAGCAAGTAAGTTATTATTAGTATCCTTAGAGAATACAGTTACAGGAACCCTAAATAAAGAAGGGCCACCCTGACCTAGAGGGCCACTATCTGAGGCCATAGCACTAGTTTTAGGGTCTTTAATATACGCTAACCAAGCACTAATACTCTTATAATGAGTAAGGTATTTACTTACTCTATAAGTAAAAGAGAATTCATTACCTTGTTCATAAGCACCAGAAGGTCTTGTAAAACTTCTTCCTCTCTTATCAATCTGGTAAGTTCCAATAGCTTGATCAGGAACATCAAAAGTTAATATCCTAAAATTAAGCTGTTCTATACTTGTTACACCGGGAAAGGGTGATATTGAAACTTCAAAGAAGTTACCAAGTAAATCCTCTCCGTAGTCTCTCAAAATGTCAATTTCTGCCATAAAATATTTTCTCCTATTTTAAAGTCTTATGTTTTTTTATATTAGTTGACTAAAGAGAACAAAGTCTCTCCTTAGCCTGTTTTCAATACAACTTCCTCAGTAGAAAGACCTTGAGGACTATTAACAAAATTAAACTGAATAGTTTGACTGTATGGTGTAAACTTAACAGCTACACTAAGAACAAACTTTTGCTGTTGTAAAATATCTGCTGTATTATTAGACCTATCACAAATCACAGTAAAAGGATCATTACCATCTAGCCATTGTGATACACTTGTCATAATAGTTCTTGCTTTACCTGCTACAATACTTCGGTAGAAGTCATTATTTGGTTTTCCTATCTGGAAAGGAAGGACTTGTTCTTCAACAGCTTTAACAATGTAATCTGCAAGAGAGGATTGTCCTATATAAGAATAATCACTTTCTCTAGTCAAAGTTGTTCTTCCACCTTCTATCATAGCACCATAGAGAGGATGAAAAATAACTGCATTAAATCTAAGCTTATCAAGTTGCTGAAGTTCTGTTTGAGTAGGACTTTGATTCAGAGAAACAACAGAAGAACCAAGTTGTCCACCATTACCACCATTATTAATCCACTGAGGATTACCACCGGGGCCGTTAATTAGGATACTCAACATTCTACCAGCCACAAGACCCATCATAGAACAATTAAAGTTTTTACTTCTATAAACATCTCTATGAATACCCCAAGTACATGTATAGTAGTAGACACCACGAGTACTAACACCATTATTATAGGTAGCAGGGGTAGCAATTACTGTAGCAGGAGCAACATCTGTAGTAGGGAGCATAAAGCGAGTTCTTGTCTGATATGTGTTTCTAAGTGTTTCAAACTTAGTAGCAATTTCAGCATCATCAGTAGTAGCAAATACAACAGAAGCAGGATACGCAAAAGTATCTTGTAAAGGATCATAAGCACTTGCTAAGTCACTACCTGTTAAAGCATCTCCACGACCACCACCAGCTAAAGCAACCTGAGCAGTATCATCAGTAAAAGTTGTAAAAGTTTCAGTAACTACATCAGCAGTAAATAAAATACTGTCATCAGGAAAAACATCTTCTGCATAGATAGGTCTACCATAACCATCTTCACCCAAAGGATTAATAGAGACTGTTACAGGAGAGCCAGTAATTTCAAACCAAGCTTTCTCTGTTTCATTATAACGATTAACTGTAATAATAAAAGTTCCATCTCCTTCTTCCTCTACTACCTGTACCGCTAGATCATCCGCTTGTTGACTAGCATTAAACAAAGTAAAGTAAATTACTGAGGAAAGGTCAATAGTATAAGTAGCTGTTACAGCTTCTCCTACAGCAGGAGGTGTTGTAAGAGTATAGGCTAAAACACCAGTAGCTCTTGTATAAGTACCAGCACCATCCGTACCAGTTAGAACTTCTGGTTCTGCATCCGTAGCAGAGACACCATCAGAAGTACCAGCTACTTCAATATCAATCGACGTATTATTGTAATAGCTGAATAGATCTATAGTCGCACCAAAATCAGTTTCTACACCGTCACCTGTACCTAAACTAACCTCTACTGGAATAGCAGAGTAATCAGCAATTGTTTTAGTGGTAAAGCCATTTACAAAAGGAATAGTACCAGCAGAAGTAACAAAAACTCCACCGTAAGCACCGTTTGTAAAAGGGGCAGATACCCAAAGGTCAGCAACCAAGTTAGCATCAATAGCATCCTGTATAGCAGGGTTAGCTGTAGTAGGATAACCAAAAATATCTAAAATTGACTGTGTTGATCCTCTTGGAATTAAGACCGGAGTTTCCGGCCCTTTAAGAGCGTCTATTACTGTATAACCTAAGAAAGCAGTAGATAAGTTTACTGTTTCTGAAAGGTCAATAAATCTTGTTGAAATTCTCCATGAACTCATTATTTAATATCTCCTATAGTTTTTTTATTATAGTCTTGTTTAAATAGTTAACTTTATATTCTTTAATTTAAAAAGGAGCTTGTAATCTAATTTGAATTGAATCAGTAAAACTTCCCTCATCAGTCTCTACTTCTAATGTTGTAGTTTCTAAACCTAGGTTTACAATGCCACCATTATAGTCAACGGTACAAGATAAACCACTTGGAGTAATACTAACTTTACCTCCTAAATTATCCGTGAGAGTATACGTTACTCCTTGGTCAATAGCATCTACAGGGAGTACTTCTACTGTAGCTATGTCTGACTGAGGAGGGGTTACTGAAAAAGCATCACCAGTAAAGATCATAGGATCTGCTGAAGTAAAACTAACACCTGTAACAGGAATAAAGCTATTAATAATAGTCATAACACAAGTATCTGTAAAACCACCATCATTAGTTGTTACTATAATATTACAAACTCCTACTGATACCGCTGTAACGTTACCACTCCCATCTACCGTTGCAATAGAAGGATCTGAGGATAACCATGTAACAGAAGTATCCGTTGCAGAAGTAGGAGCCACTGTAGCTATAAGTTGCTCTGACTCAGGAGAGGGTATTAAATCAAGCTCTAAACTATTTTTATTTAAAGAAACACCCCACACAGAGATAGTAGAGTCAATAGTAACATTACAAGTATCGGTTAAACCCCCCTCTACTGTGGTAACTGTAATAATAGCTGAACCATCAGATATACCTGTCACTAAACCAGTACTATCTACCGTTGCTATAGCTTCATTAGAGGAAGCCCACGTTACATTTTTATTATCTGCATTAAAAGGAGAAACTTTAGCGATAAGTTGTTCGGTCTCTCCTGCTTTTAATGTTACACTGTTTTTATTTAAAGAAACACCTAAAGGGATTATAGGTTGTGGAACTATACTATTAGCGTCTAATATACTAGAAATTATTTCTTGAACATTAGGCATGTCTTCTGGATTAGTAATATAATCGGGTAGGAGAGAAGGATCTTTAGCATTAATAAAGTCAAAACAGACAGTAGTACTAAGAGATACATTATCAACATCTTTCAGCATATAATAATCAAACTCAAAGTCTAAGCCAATTGACTGAATATTATTATTTTCTAACCAATCGTTTTGAGTATAATTTGGTCTAAAGTTAAAGTTATATCCTAAGATAGCAGGGATTTGTAAATCATTACCTTCAATTTCTACTGTGGGGTAGAGTATTGTTTCATTACTATCATCAAATATAAGTTCTTGCTTCGCATATAATAGATCTTCATAACGATTTATCCATAATGTACTCTCATAGGAAACTCTAATAGGAGCAATTCTAATACTTCTACCTAGCGTTTCTGAGAAAATTCCTTCTATATTAGCTATATGATTCCAGTAAAATCTATCTGTACTTGGATTAATATCAGTAGTATAGTAGTTTAGGAAGGGTAAACTAATATTACCATCATTCCTACTAGCTCTCTTTCTAAAAGCATAGGCATTATCAGCAACTATAATTCTAGTTAGGTCATCACCTAAAATTAAACTAGAAAAATGATTCTCCAAAGCTATATCTAAAGCTTTGATTGTATTCCTAAATGAGTCTATCGTTACACCGTAAAATGATTCTGTACTTCCCATAGTTTAAATAGTTAACTAAAAGGAAATAACAAAAAAAAGAGTCAGACTAAAATAGCCTAACTCTCCTACATATTTTATTTCTTAAAATTAAAGTTTAAAGTTTAATCTAAGGGTTTAAAGAAGAAGTTATATCAAAAAGTTCTAACTCAGCTACGTCCTTACTTCCCATACCTTTTGTCCAGAAACTATTGTTAGTCTCTCTTGCCCCTATAATTCTTTCATTCCAGTCTAAGGCTAAACTCACGGCAAGATGTGAATCTTCCATAGGAGCATCAGGATTACTACAGATATAACTTATCAGGAGAGAGTCTTTGTAGTAGGTAGGGTAAGTTTCTTGTAGGAAAACTTTTTCTCTATTTTCAAGACTAACAAAGAAAGAGATAAGACCTACTATTAATAGGAGAGAAACACCTGAAGCTATTATCCATTCTCCTAATTCAGCTTTATTCTTACCAATAAAAACTCCACTGAAGATAAGACCTGAACAACTTATTAAAATAATTAAAGCAATTCCCATAATTATATACCTTCCTTTTGTAAACTGTCCTCTACTGCCAAAGCCATGTCAACAGCTCTTTTAGCAATATCTTCTTCACAGTGAATTTCTCCCTTCAGTAACTTATGGTAAAAGATAGCCACAAACCTTTCAAAACGAGAGGGGTTATGTCCTACTGTCCTATCCACAGTCTTAATAGAAAAATAACTCTTACAGTCAGTAGGGCAGGAGACTATTTCCGTAGGAGAGCACTTACCTTTATGGCAGATATGGTTATGATTTATAGTTTTAGTGTCAAGGGTTTCCTCAGTAAAGTAGGTATGTCTAACACAATCTTCTCTTATCATTTTTTACCACCTTCCTTAATATGTACCAACTATAGTAGTTTTATTAACTACTGTAATAGTATTATCTCGATCCTCTTTAACAGACTTAGTTTGAAAAAGATAGTCCACTGAAAAAACACCACTCCCATCAGGACAGTTAAGAATAATATTAGACTCCCCTTCTGGATCTATCGCTTGTAACTGTCTAATTAGTTCTGCTGTTGTCACATCTCGCTCCTTCCGGTGTTCCCACCGTTTTAATGTGCTAACAGCACATATATTTATATGTTTTTATTTTTTTAACCAAAAATCAATAAGATCATTTATTTTAGAAGAGTTTACTTCATTGTTTCTTCTTCGTCTTAAATAGTATTCGAATGGTTTTGCGCCTATTACGTTATAATGGACAAAATAACAACCTTTATGATGTCTTTTTCCCTCTGCTACTATAAATGAAACGCTATTCTCCATTCCTGCATAGACAGCATCATCTAGTATTTCTATAAATGCCTGTTTTTCCGTCCTGTTTTCGCCTTTATCATTTATCCAGTTTTTCCTATTTGTCATCTCCCTTTCACCTTTCAATTTCTCTTTAATCTATTATAATTATAGTCCTTTTTTTAAAGGCTGTCAAGAACTTTTTTGTGGAGATTGTGTGAAGTCTATTAGGAGAGTAGGTGAAGGTTTAACTCTTATCTATTAAAGCTTTTAAGGTTTAGTTTAGGAGAGGGATAAGCTGGTTTTCCCCCAATCATTCGCCTTTTCCTTATTCAGGACTCTAACCGTGTGTCCTCCCTGAGAGGATGATGGGAGAGGAACCATAGCATTTTTATTATGGATAATCTCGTAGCCATGTCTCTCATGAAGTAGTTTAGTAACTCTCTGTCTATTGACCAACTCTTTTATTTCTTCCTTAAACTCAGTCTTCTCTTCTAAAAAAAAGAAGTAATTAATTTCAGCTTTATTAATAAGTTCATTATAATTAAACTTAACAGTATCTTTCCTGAGCATAACATGATAGCCTGACTTCGTATCTAATACGTAGTAGAAGACACCTTTATCATTAAGATCTTTTAGGAAAGGATCGAGAGCTACTTCTTTATGTTCTTTGTTAATATCAAAGTCAATATCAATCCAGTATTTTGTTCCTGTACTTCGCTGGTAACAATTCATTAGGAGAACATCAATTTTGTTCATTCTATCAGAGATGTTATTATTTCCACCGTTGCTTATAATTTCAAATAAATATTCTGTGACTTTCGTTTGAAATTCTTTATACGCTGAGAGGGAATTAGAGGGATTAATATTCCAATATAAAACTATACACTCTTCAGGGATAGGAGAGCCGTTCTTTGTTAAGTAAGA